CAAGTCAGTTGCAAGATGTTGTCAGTAAAGCTTTGGTGTATGGTACAGTTCATAGTGACAAAATGAATGGTATGGTTAATGGTCTCATGTTGACATCTAATGTCATGTTGATTCCATATCACTATTTTGAGTTCTTCGGTAATGAAATGCGATGTACCTTTCGTAAACGCAATCCAGAAGCATCTGGTGGTAAATTTGTTGCCATATTGAGTTTATCGTGTGCGCATCGTGTCCCAGATACTGATATGTGCGTTTGCTATGTCTCTTCTGGTGGATCTTTCAAGAACCTGTTGAATTTCTTCCCAACCGGCCACATGCCATCTGTACCCTTCCGCATGTTGTGGCGTGAAAAGAGTGGTAATGTGATTACGGCCAAAGGCCTTACGCAACCACAGATTGTCACCACCACATCTAGTTTTGATGGGGGTATGTATCAAAATTTGTCTATGAATACATTTCGTGGACTATGTGGTGCTACTCTCATTTCTGAAACGCAGGGCAGTGTTATCTTAGGTATCCACTTAGGTGGTACGGAGGGCACACCTGTCGGATGTTATGGTGCAATTACGCAGCAATCAATCTTTGCTGCACTCAGTGCAATTAGGAAGATGGATGGAGTTATTTTGTCTGGTGAGGCTGGTGTTTTCCAGACCACCGTATTGGGTGTCCAATTAGTTGGGGGTGATGAACTGCATTCTAAGAGTGCTTTGAATTTCCTCCCCACTGATTCTCAAGTCGAATACCTAGGATCTTGTCCTGGCAGAGCTCTCACCAAAACTGGTGTCAAAAACACGCCTATCAGCGTGCATGTGGCAGAAGTTTGTGGTGTGCCCAACATTTACCGAGGCCCTAAACTCAATCCTGATTGGTATGGGTGGCAGACATGTCTATCCAACCTTGCCACACCGGCTCACCCGTTTTCATGTGCATTGCTCCAAAAGGCTGTGCGTGATTACAAAGAGCCTTTGTTGCCCATTTTCCAGCACGTGATGTGGAATGATGCCAGACCTCTTACGGATCACGAAAATCTGTGTGGTGTAACCGGGAAGAAATTCATGGATGCTATCAAATTGAACACATCCGTGGGATTTCCTTTGAGCGGACCTAAGCGCAATTTTGTGACTGAACTCGAGCCAACGGAAGAAAAACCCAATAATCGCATCCTTGACGATGTTCTGATGACTGAAATTAGTCGTATAGAAGATTGTTACAAACGCGGTGAAAGGGGCTACCCCATTGCGAAAGCGTGTAAGAAAGATGAGATTTTGTCCAAGGACAAGTGTCGTATTTTTTATAGCAATGCGTTGTCGTTGACGTGGCTTATTCGCAAGTATTATCTTCCAGTACTTAGGGTCCTACAAATGAATCCCATTGTATCCGAGTGTGCTGTGGGTATCAACTCCTACGGAACGGAGTGGGAAGAGTTCCACCAACATGCCACGAAATTTGGCATGGATCGTTTGTTTGGCGGTGATTACGGCAAATACGATCAAAAATTACCATCCCAACTGATTTTTGCTGCATTGCGAGTATTGATAGATTTTGCGCGTGAGTGTGATTATAGTGAAGAGGATTTGAATGTCATGGAAGCCATGACGGGAGACATCGTCTTCGCCTATATCGCATTCAATGGTGATCTTATCGGGCTCACAGAAGGAGCGCATATTAGCGGTAACTCATTGACAGTCATTATCAATGGTATTTGTGGATCTTTGAATCTTAGGTGTTATTATTACAGTCACGAGCGATCTACCCCATTCAGGGATAGTGTCGCTATCATGACCTATGGAGATGACAACATTGGTTCCGTTTCACCAAATGTCACTGATTTCACTATCAAAGGGTGTTCACATTTCTTGGCCGAATTCGGTCAAACTTACACGATGCCCGACAAGGAGTCTGAGCTGTTGGACTTTTTACCAGCTTGCGACTTCGAATTTTTGAAACGTACTAGCATGTACCATCCAAAATTGGGTGTGCATGTCGGTGCGTTGTCAGATAGTTCCATCTACAAATCACTACATTGTTTTATGCGTTGCAAGAATCATCCTCTTACTGAGGAGGAAGCTAGCGCGCAGAACATTGATGGTGCACTACGTGAGTGGTTCAATCATGGCGAAGAGAAGTATGAATCTCAACGAGAACTCATGCAAGAGGTAGCGCGTCGTGCCGGTGTGGATCATATCTGCACAGGCTTGACTACTACCTATAATGATCGTATGCACGATTGGCACCATAACTATGGTGCTGATGAGCAACGAACATTCAATGTTGTGACGCCCTTTTAGGGCAAAATGTCATTTGGGGACATTAAACCCAACCCAGTTTCAAAACTGATGGTTAGCAAAATTGATGCGCACATTGGTTACCAATATAACACACGAGTACACAAGTGTGAAGTATTAGGCTTTGTGCGTATTGGAAGCCCCTTTTTAGGGGAGCATACCAGTGCAAAAAGTGTACAACGGGCGGTAAGTATGAGTCAACTTACTGACCTTGTAAATAAATGGACTTAGTAAATTTAATGTACAAATGAATGTCGGAAACTCCGCGACACAACAGGAGATAACAACTTTTAGTGATGAGAAATCGACTTGGGATTATTCAGTTATGAGCCAACCTGATGCAACCTTTTCCACAGCGGAAACAGGTCAGGATGGATTGGAAAATTTCTTTTCGAGACCCTTGAAGATTCGTGAATATGAATGGGGTACAGGAACTTTGCTGTACCAAAATTTTAACCCGTGGAGTTTATATTTCCAGAACCCACGCGTCATGAATCGTATTGTAAATTACAACAATCTTAGATGTAAATTATGTGTTAAAGTCATTTTGAATGGTAATGGCTTTCATTATGGACGAGCTATCATGTCATATAATCCCTTATGGAATAGGGACGAAATGACTGTTGATAGAGCGTTCTTTTCTCAAGATATTGTGGCGGCGTCTCAACGCCCGCACATCTTTTTGGATCCAACTACCTCCCAAGGTGGTTCCATGACATTGCCATTCTTTTGGATGTATGATTACCTCAATATCCCCCAGGCTCAATGGAGAGACATGGGAGATATGATCATACATACCTTACAACCACTCAAACATGCTAACGGTGCCTCAGACAGAGTAACCGTCAGTATCTTTGCATGGGCTGAGGATGTGGTTTTAGCTACACCAACTTCATCAGAAGTTGTTGGCCTTGTACCACAAATGGGAGGAGAAGACGAGTATGGCAAAGGTCCCATCTCTCGTCCTGCTACAGCAGTAGCACGCATGGCCGGAAAATTGAAGAATATTCCGGTTATAGGTGACTACGCTCGTGCCACTGAGATGGCCGCGTCAAGCGTGTCGTCCATTGCGAGCCTTTTCGGGATGTCGCGACCTATATCTGTAGTTGACATTGTACCAATGAAACCCACGTTTGGTGGTAATCTGTCAAATACTAATGTTGGT